TGCCTGATTCGTCCAATTCCAAAACTTCTTCATCGGGTGTTTCCTCCTTTCCGTCATCAGTGGGTGTTGTATTTGCAAAAGCCCCCGCATTTTTCATTGGGAGCATATTGCCGTTAATAAGGTAAAGATCTCCGCCCTCCTCTTCGGGAATGCGGTCGAGATTTTCAAGCTCACGGATATCGTTTGCGGACATCCAGCCGTTCTGTCGACCGATGGCGTAACCATTCATACGGCTTTGATAGTCGCCGCGCAGCAAGCCGTCCAGATTGAATTTGGCGTAGTAAGTCTTCTTCTCTTCGGTGGTAAGGAGTGAACGCATAATGCTCTGCTCCCAACGGATCACCCAAGGATCAAGCGTGTACTTTACAAACTCTAGGGACTGCTGCTCAATATTTGAAAAACTCGATTTTTCCAGGTCTCCTACCATATGAGGAGGAACTCGGAAAATTCGAGCAATTTCGTTTATTTGAAATTTTCGGGTCTCAAGGAACTGCGCCTGCTCGGGAGAGATGGAAATCGGTGTGTACTTCATTCCTTCTTCCAGGACAGCAACCTTACCCGAATTTGATGAGCCACCGAACTGACTCTGCCAAGCATCACGCACACGGCTTGGGTCTTTGATTGTACCTGGATGCTCAAGGACACCCGAAGGTGCGGCACCATTCGCAAAGAACTTTGCACCGAACTCCTCACAAGCAATCGCCATACCGATAGCGTTCTTGGCCATTGCGATAGGACTGTAGCCAACGAGTCCATCAAATCCAAGACCAGGAATGTGAAGCACATCGGAGGGTTTGAGTATCACCGATGATCCTTTCATTGTGGGTGCTTCCTCGTTTGACCTTTGATACGTGTAATAGAGCTGACCATGTTCATCTCGGTCAACGCTCATCTTGTTTGGCATCAAAGGATACAACGCAATAACCTCATTTTTTCCATTGCGGATAATCTGTGCGTAGGCATTGCCCCAAAGCAGAAGATGTGTCATAAGCGTCTCTCTGAAAACAAAACTTGACATTTCAGGGTTCGGCTCATCGTGAAGCAATAAATAAAGCGGATGGTCGATGGCTTTCTCCTTCCCTCCGCTTTCGGTATATTTGTACAAATGCAACGGCAGTCCCGCAACAGCTTCTGCAAGAATTCTGACACAGGAATAAACGGCCGTCATCTGCATTGCAGAACGTTCGTTTACATACTTACCTGCGGTAGACCCGCCCATAAAGAATGTATACGCACTACCTGCTGTGCTGTTTTGAGGCTTATCTCTGGACTTAAAGAGTCCTGAAAAGATACCCATTTTATTTCCTCCTCTCAAATAAATAATAATCCACGCTGATCGTAGACGCTTTCACTGGTATCATTGCCACAACGGATTGCTCTATCGAGCGCCATAATGGTTGCAACGGCACCATCTATTTTTTCAGTGGACTTTTCCTTGTCGGGCTTGATATTGCCCGCAGGGTCGGTCTTAATAAAAATATTGTCCATCATCCACCGAAGGACTGCGTGGCCGCCGTGAGCAATTCTCTCCCCAAGCACAAGGTTCATAAGCTCCTTAGTGGGAGGCGACATATCCTTGAAACCTTGTCCGAAAGGAACTACCGTGAAGCCCATCCCTTCTAGGTTCTGAACCATCTGCACTGCTCCCCATCGGTCAAAGGCAATCTCCCGAATATTAAACCGTTCACCAAGTCGCTCGATGAATTTCTCGATGTAGCCATAGTGGATAACATTACCTTCTGTGGTTTGCATCAGCCCCTGACGTTCCCAAATATCGTATGGCACGTGGTCTCTTCGGACTCTAAGCTCCATGCAATCCTCGGGAATCCAAAAGTACGGGAGAACGATATATCTATCATCTTCATCGGTGGGCGGAAACACAAGTACCAAAGCAGTAATATCCGTAGTAGACGAAAGGTCCAGCCCGCCGTAGCAGACTCGACCTTCGAGTTCATCTTCATTGACAGCAAAAGCACATTTATCCCACTTCTCCATCGGCATCCATCGTATGGCTTGCTTTACCCATTGATTAAGACGTAATTGTCGGAATGCATTCTCCTCTGCAGGGTTTTGCTTTGCAGATTCACAAGCGGCACGAACCTTGTCAATGCCAACCGTGATGCCGAGTGAAGGGTTTGCTTTCTTCCAGACCTTCGGGTCTGTCCAGTCATCATTTTCATCCGCGCCGTATATAACAGGATAAAATGTGGGGTCAACTTTTCGACCTTCGATGATGTCTTTTGCCTTTTGGTGGGTCTCGTAGCAAATGGATTTTGTATCCGTTCCTGCTGTGGTAATAAGGAAGTACAGAGGTTGCATACGAGCGTCACCAGAGCCTTTTGTCATAACGTCAAAGAGCTTTCGGTTTGGCTGCGTATGTAACTCATCAAATACAACACCGTGTATATTAAAGCCGTGCTTGGAATAAGCCTCGGCGGAAAGAACTTGATAAAAACTGTTTGTGGGAATGTATACGATACGCTTAGTAGCGGTCAGTATTTTTACGCGCTTTGACAGCGCAGGACACATACGAACCATATCAGCGGCTACCTCGAAAACGATAGACGCCTGTTGACGATCCGCAGCACATCCATACACCTCTGCCCTTTCTTCAAAGTCTCCGCAAGTAAGCAATAGTGCTACTGCGGCAGCTAGTTCGGACTTTCCCATTTTCTTAGGGATTTCGATATAAGCAGTGTTGAACTGACGATATCCATTGGGCTTAAGGATTCCGAAAAGGTCACGTATGATTTGCTCTTGCCAATCCAGGAGTTCGAAAGGCTTTCCTGCCCACGTGCCTTTGGTGTGGCACAGGCACTGAATGAAGTTGACCGCATAATCTGCCGCTTCTTGATTATAAGTTGAATCCTTTGCTTTGAATTTCGTAGGCTTATACTTTTTTCTAGTAGCGATAACGGTCCCCTCCTTTCATAGGAATAAAAAAACAGCCCTTTGGCTGTAACGAGGAAAGAGCCTCTCGGCTCAATCCAGGGTTATTAAAACGATGTGTATTCGGTCATTCTTGCCTCACCTTTCGTAATCGTAAAGGTGCAGCCACCGTGAAACTTATCTCCTTCCTTAGCTTTGGGCCCCCACTCAAGTGCTCGGTTGAATGTAATGTCGTGCATCAAGCATCCATCAGCTTTTAGTATCAAAAGGATGGCTTTCAGATCGCTTGAGGCTCTGCACCGAAATCCGTATTCTTTCGGAATACAATATTCTGCAAAATAAACCATATCATCATTCACCCGTCAAAATGAAATGAACGTAGGCTTTTTTGTTATCTTCCAGAAATGTAACAAGCTCGTAAAGCTCCATCTCAAATGCGATCCGTTGAACTGCAATGGTGTCAAACATATTCGTAAGACCCGTGTCGCGGACTTTGAGGATTTGTTCCTTGATCTGCTCACTCATCATCCTTCACCACCCTGCAAACATCCTCACCATAGACAACTCCGAGACTTGAACCGCAATCCCACTGCACGTGAATTGTACCGATGTCATCGACACCTTTGACCGTGCCGCGGCAACCGGGGACAAGAGTCGTGTTATAAGGATCATTCATTTTAACCAATTCCACACGTGCACCAACGGGATAATGTGCTTTTCTGTTCTCCAGTACCTCTTTTGAAATCTGCCACATATTAGTTTGCCTCCTTTGAAGTTTTGTAAGCCGAGGAGCCCGAAAGGTTCCGAAGCAGGATTTTTCGCATTTCTTTGTACTCTTCACCGATGAAACCAAGGCGAAGGAGGAAGCAACGGAATGCATATTTTTCATTGTCTACTTCCTTTTCCTTCGCGGTGATGCGTTTCTGAGTTCTTGCCATCTCGCAAAGTGCCGTAATGAAATGCATATAGGCGTTAACCTCGTGCATATCACCGTATGGTCTAAACCACGGGAAGTCTACTCGGTTGCCTATACGGATGATCGGAAGTTCCTCTGCGCCAAGCGCCTTTTTTATAAGGGCTCCCTTTGCGCTAACAATTGCTTGCATGTTTTCAAAGGTTGCATCGTTAATCTCGGATGCGGGAATTTGAATACTGATGCCCGTTGGGTCACCAACTGCTTTTTTCTCAACCTCGTCATCCTCTTCCTCGGTTTGGCTTTGGTCGATGTCGAAG